ACAATTAATCTTAAAAACAAAAAACAATGGCTAAGAAAGAAACAAATATAAACGAAAAGCTATTTAACCTACAGCAAGAGATAGGAACAATTAGCAAAGACGCAAGTAATCCGTTTTATAAATCTAAGTACTTCGATATAAATTCTTTGATAAAACAATTACAACCTTTATTAAAAAAGAATAAGCTTTTACTATTACAACCTATAGAGGAGGATATAGTAGTAAGTAAGATACTTTGTATTGAAGGAGGCGGAGGTATAGTAAGCGGTTTGAAGTTACCTTCTATAACGGATCCACAAAAGTTAGGTAGTTGTATTACATATTACCGAAGATATACTTTAGCTAGTTTATTAGGTTTACAAGCTATAGACGACGACGCAAACGCTGCGAGTGGGAATATAAACCCAACTATCGAGAAGCCTTGGTTAAATAAAGATACGTTGCAATTTACAAAAGCAATAGACTTTTTAAGTCAAGGAGGTAATATTAAAGATATAGAAGCGAAGTATAAAATAAGTAAAGCGGTTAGAGATGAGTTATCTAAACTGTAAAGTAAAAAAAGTATATTACAACTCAACTTATAAAAACAAATCAATTAAAATAACTATATATGGAGATTACAGGAAATTTAAAACTAATAATGGATACGGAAACGGGAACTTCAAAAGCGGGGAAGGAATGGGCGAAACGTCAAATAGTAGTAACGACTAACGAAACGTATCCTCAAGATATCGCAATAGATTTTATGGGCGATAAAATAACTCAAATAAATAATTTTGAAGTAGGAAACCCGGTAACTGTTTCTATTAATATTAGAGGTAACGAGTATAACGGGAAGTACTATAATAGTATAAGCGGTTGGAAGATAGCTAATACGATAGGTCAAGTTAATAATAACGATCAACAACCCGCTAGAGAGAAAGTAGAAGATTTACCTTTTTAATTTAATAGGGGGTTAATAGCCCCCTTTTTTTATACCTTAATGATAAAACTAAAACAAGGCGAAGAGTTTCCTAAAGACTTTTGGAATTATAACGTAAACGCTATAACCGGATACTATATAGAACCTCAACGTAAAGAACAAAACGACAAAGTAGCAAAAAAATACCATAAACGATGATAGCGCATTCAAGAAAAATACAAGATAAAATATTAGATATTAAATACGGTAGGATAAAACAAGGTTTAAAACTTGATATACCCGAGATCGACGAACATTTAAGATATAAGCAGGGAAATTTTAATTTAATAATTGGGCACGCAAATTCGGGGAAAACCACCTTTTGTATTTATTTATTTGTCCTTTGGGCGGTAAAACATAACTTAAGGTTTTTAATTTGGTCAAGCGAAAATACTCCTCAATCAATCGTAAGGAAAATAATAGAGTTTAAAATGGGTTTACCAATTACGGAAGCTTCGGACGAACAAATTAATAACGCTATTTCTTGGTGCGATAACCACTTTAAAGTAATAGACGTAGACGATCTATATACCTACAAACAATTAATTGACGAAGCTAAACAAATTAAAAGCGTTTGGAATTACGATTCTTTATTAATAGATCCTTATAATAGTTTATCTAAAGATCCAACTTTACAAAAGCTAGTAGGTAATTCGCACGACTACGATTATCAAGTAGCTAGCGAGTTTAGGCTTTTAGCTAAAAAACAAAATATAACGCTATATTTAAACGCGCACGGAGTAACAAGCGCTATGCGTTCAATACATACAAACGGAGAATATCAAGGATTACCAAAGCCGTTAGGAATGGCGGACGTTGAAGGTGGTGGTAAATGGGGCAACCGGGCTGACGATATTTTATGTATACATCGTTATACTACGCATCCTACGGACTGGATGTATTCTAATATTAGCATACTTAAGGTAAAAGAAAACGAAACCGGCGGAAGACCTACATCGTTCGATAATCCTATAAAAATTAAAATGAAAATTAATAACGTTGGGTTTGAGTTTTTAGGATCCGATTTATTAAAAGAAAAACCTATAGAAGAAAAAATACCGTTTTGATTATAATAATTTTTTTATTAGTTGTTGCGTTTGTTTTTATAGTAATAGGACATATAAAGAAAGCTGAAATAATTATAAGCCCAATTAAAGGTTTTATGTTTGGTTTTTTATATCACAAAGAAGAATACATAGAGGAAGACGAGTACACTTTACAATGTTTGTTAGGAGTAATTAGTGTAAACGTAATATGGAAAAATCTGCCGAATGGCTAAAAATAGTAGCGAAGGATCATAAAAAATGGATTAAGCTTGTTAAGGATTTAGGAGAGTATAGCTTCGCGGAGGATATAGTCCAAGAGGCTTATATTGTTTTATATAAATATACTAACGAGGAAAGTATAATTAAAAATGGAAAAGTATCTCAAGGATATATGTTTTATACTTTACGTTCGGTTTTGTTTCAATTTCATAACGCTAAAAAGAAATTTAAAAGACAAGATATAGACGATAAAGAATTTTTTAATAAAATACCTAATATCGATAATTTAGACGTTGAACAAGGATACAATAACTTTTGTATTCTTTTAGATAAAAAGGTAGATACTTTTAATTGGTATGATAAGAAACTTTGGAAGTTATATTCTCAAACCGATATGTCAATAAGAAAGATAGCGTCCGAAACTAATATAAGCTTTGTAAGTATATTTAATAGCTTAAAAAATATTAAGAACGATTTAAGAGAAGATTTAAAAGAAGACTACGAGGACTGGAAAAATAAAGATTACGAACAATTAAAATAAAAATTATGGAAAACTACAAAGGTGATAAAAGAAGTAAAGAATACCGACAATGGAAAAAAAACCACGAAGCTAGTAGTAAGGGTTTAGGAGATAAAGTCGAAAAGGTTTTTAAAAAGGTTGGCATTGATAAGGCGGCTAAATTTATACTAGGAGAGGACTGCGGTTGTGAAGATCGTAAGAATACTTTAAATAAAATCTTTCCAAGTAAAAAGATTGAATGCTTAACAGAGGATGAGTATAATTATTTAGATACTTTTTTTAAATCTAAAACATCAAAAATTACACCTAGTCAACAAAACGAATTAATAACAATATATAACCGTGTATTTAATGGTACTGCTGTACCTACTAGTTGTAGTAGTTGTTTTTTAAATAGTGTATACGATAAACTAAATAAGATATTTAACGAGTACAAAGATTGAAAGAGAAGGAGCTTTTTGAATATTTAATAAAATGTTGTTACCCGGATCTAGTAAAAGCTAAAAAGCAAATGTCTCGTTGGGATTGTTATAGCCCGGATAAGAGCCATAGGATAGAATTAAAATGTAGGGGTAAGCATTACGATAGTTTACTTATTGAAAAAAAGAAGTTCGACGCCTTAATAGTAAAGTGTAAAGAAAATCTAGATATACCTCTTTATATAAATTATACTCCAAAAGGCGTATATAAATTTAATTTGTATATTGTTAAACCAATTTGGGAAATACAATACCATAACAAAACGACTCAATTTAAGAATACTAATAAGATACCTAAAGAGGTAGCAATGTTAGATATCAAAGACGCGGAAATATTATAAATAAAGAAACAATGAACAAAAAAATAAACAACCTTAAAGAAATAGAATACTATACTAACTTTAATTTAGTAGGAGAGTATATAGTAGAATCAAGAAAGTTAAAGCCGGAAAACAAAGCTTTAAACGATATGTACTACGCCTGGCAACAAGTCGGATTTTACGCTAATAACCTTATAGGTAACGAGAGACATTATAACGATTCCTTAAGCGAGTATAGAGGCGATAAGATAAGAGCGGTAGAACGATCAAGGAAAGCCGAAGAAAAAATAAAAAGCTTAGAGCAAGAGATAGAAAAGCTTAAGATAAGAATAGAAGTAGGTATTTAAATAATAAAACAAATGAGCGACTCAATAAAGAAATGGCACGAAATACAAGACGATAATAAATGGACTACCGATAGTACCGGTTACTCTTATAACAATATACCGAAGGATCCTATAGTAGAA